ATATACAAACAAATAGCGCTTTATTAGAAATTGATGTGGTCTATCATATAGTAAAATACGATGATAAAAAAAATATTTCATAATATAGTTCGTTCGTTTTTTGAGTTTATAAGTTATATATGAGTTCAAGAAAAGACATAGGATGGGCAAGGTTTAAGCAAATATTTTTGTTTTCCGATTCGGAGCCTAATGAGGTTTTGATAGGACTTCTCCATGCTGTTATCCTACCTTTTGCTATGTTTGAGATGGGAGACCCCTCTTTAATATTTCAAGTATTGGCATCAGCTACAGGATGGTTTCAGCTCTATAGTGTATTGTATAACGGGAAATTGAAAATTAGAAAGATAGCAGTCCAACTGGCAACACTAGTAGCTATAGCTACTTGTATAAATTATTATATGATGGATATGCTAAAAGGCTCTCATTTTGGGTGGCTATTAATATTGATATTTGCAATATGGAATCTTATAAGAGTTACAAGAGAAGGTTTTTTAAAGGCTTAAACAATCTTCTTTTAACATGGAAATATAGCGATAGTCAGCCTACCGAGATTGTATTAGCAATCTGCCTTATGGTGTTAGCTCCAATAGCTTTAGGAATAGAGATAGGTGGTCTTTATATTTTTAGATTTTTACTTATACCAGCAGGTATATATCAATTAATTTGCGTAGCAAATGGTGAAATTAAATGCAGGCTAAAAGCGTCAATGATAGTATTTGGATTGTATAGCGCTTCAGCCATTATGGTTTACAGCCATATAGGGTTTCCAACGCCAACACATTACGGATGGGTTGTGTTTGTGGTTGCCTCTTTTGGAAGTATGAGTAGATTAATAAGAGAAAAAATATATAGAGATAATGGATAACATTACCCAGGTTATTATCACTGTAGCTACTGTTGCTGGCTCTGCTGGAATTTGGAAGTTCTTTGAAACAAGAATGCGCCTAAAAGCAGATACAAAAAAACAAGATGCGGCGAATAGTGATACCATACAATATAGAGACGATTTAAAAAATAGAGTTAGAAACCTTGAGGCTTTACTTGCTCAGTCTTCTGATGAGAAGGATAGTTTAAGAGATAAAGTATTGGCACTTACTGAAGAGGTTTCTGCATTAAGGGTAAAAGTTGAACTTTTAGAAAAAGAAAACGAAAGGTTAAAATATAAATAAAATGGAAAACTTCTCTAAACATATCAGTTATAAAGAAGGAATTAAATCTAATACAGCCACACGGCTAGGAATAAAAAACATACCAAATGATTATCAAGTTACTAATATGGTTGGTGTCGCTAATAATGTTTTCGAGCCTCTTAGAGAATATGTAGGCGGCCCAATAAAAATAAATAGTTTTTACAGGTGTGAAGAGCTGAACCGTGCTATTGGCGGCTCATCTCGCTCACAGCACTGCGAGGGTAGAGCGATTGACCTGGATGACACCTTTGGACATAAAACAAATGCAGAAATGTTTCACTATATTAGAGAAAATTTAAACTTTGACCAGCTCATTTGGGAGTTTGGAGATGACAACAACCCTGATTGGGTTCATGTGAGTTATGTGTCAAAGGAAGAAAATAGAGGTCGTTGTTTGCGAGCCTTAAAAGAAAATGGAAAAACAGTTTATAGAAATTATATTTAAAACAATTAATTATGTTTACATTTAGTATTATACTCAACGTTGTGCTTCTTTTAGCACTAATCTATGTTATTTTTTTACACACTGGTTTTATAAAAGACGAAGACAAGGATTTTATAGCAGATAGTGTTGAAAAGAAAATAGCAGATGTCAAAGAAGATGTTGGTCAGTTTAAATCAAGAGTTGGAGAAGAACTTGGCGATGTTGTAGATGCAGTAAAAGAAGTAGGAAATCAAATAGGAGATTTGCCTGGCGCTGTAACTGGAAAACATAGAGCAGGTAGAAAGCCTAAAAAATAATGGAAGAGAAGAAGCCATTTAAAGAGACTGGATTAGGCAAGATATTGATTAGTGTACTTCCAGGAGTTGTTAAAGGAGCGTCAAAAGTATTACCAGATTCTGGGGTGCTAGGTGTTATTAAAAACTTAATAGACACCGACCCTGATATGTCTGAAGAAGAAAAAGCTGCTGCTCATGACCAGCTTGTTGAGCTTTATAGATTAGAGGTAGAAGATAGAGATTCAGCTAGAAAAAGAGAAGCCTCTATTGCAGCTACAGGAAGAAGCGATTGGATGATGACTCTTACTGGGATTGTTGGTCTTGCTGCATTTGCTTTTTTGGTTTATACTGTAGTTACAACACAAGTACCTGAATCAAACAAGGAAATATTCATTCATATGATTGGTATTGTTGAAGGTGTTGCTTTAAGTATTTTTGGTTATTATTTTGGGTCAGCAGTTAAAAAAGAAGATAAAAATGGCTAGGCAACAAATCACAGACCATAAAGAAACACGCAAGATAAATAGACCTGGGGTGCACGCTAAAACTAAAACTTCTACACTAAAAACTTCTAAGAATTACCGAAAACCATACCGAGGGCAAGGGCGGTAAATATTTGTTATATTTGTATTTACTAAATTTAATATAATGGATATTCGTAAAATCTCAATAGGTCCTGATTATAAATCAGGGGCTATGCACTACATAGTAGGTCAAGAAATTTTAGGAGGGAATCATAAAATACATTTAATAAAATACAACAATGATACGGGGAGTATCAATGTTTGGGTGAAGACTGGAGATGAAGTTTTTTTATGGAAAACTTTTAATTCTTCGATGCCTATGTCTATAGAGTATAATATTAATTTTTAATGAGGTCTCCTTTTTATTTTATAGTAAAACCCTATCAGGGCAAAAGATATAATAACACTAAAGACATTGGTGGTGTTGATTTTTTGACTAGCACTTCAGAAGAAAACCATATGGCTTCAAACAGAGAGGCTATAGTTATTTCTACACCTTTAGGATATACGGGAGATATAGAGCCTGGAGACACTCTTCTTGTTCACCACAATGTATTTAAGTTTTATAACGACATCAAAGGAAGACAAAAAAGTGGGAAAAGCTTTTTTAAAGATGATTTGTTTTTTGTAGATAATGAGCAGTTCTTTATGTATAAAAAAAACAATAAATGGTTTTGTCATGATAGATATTGTTTTGTAGAACCTATTGCTACGGTTGAATCTTTTGTTTATAAACCAATGTCAGAAGAACCTTTAATGGGCAAGCTAAAATACATAAACGATAAGTTAAAAGGGTATGGTTTAAAAGAAGGAGACTTTATTAGTTTTAAACCTGAGAGTGAATATGAATTTAATGTAGATGGACAAAAGCTTTATAGAATGTTTGACCATCAAATAACAATGGCTCTATGATTAAATCAGAGCAATTAAAGAAAGAAATAATATCAGCTGGAAGAAAAGCTGTAGAGCAACTTATAAAGGTTGCTAGAGAGGATATAATAAAACCTGACCCTGAAGATGAGTTGGCAGCAGATAGATTGAAAAATGCAGCTGCAACAAAGAAGCTGGCAATATTTGATGCTTTTGATATCTTAAATAAGATTGACCAGGAAGAGGAAAATATAAACATATCTAATAATACTACTGAAAAAGTTGAAACGAAACAAGGATTTGCAGAACGAAGGTCAAGATAAACTTTATGAGGTTGTCAAGGACTATATTCCAAAAGCAGTTTTAGCAAATAAAAATAGGAGCAAAACTTGGGAGTATGGTTACAATGAGAAGTACGACTTTGTAAGTATATCTAAGACTGGTCAAATTGGAGATATAGTAAATATATCTGGATTATACATAGGCCTTCCTTTACCTCCAAAAGAAATTGAATCTCGTTCAAAGAAAAAAGAAGAGCAGTATTGGGAAAGACAAGAACTGCCACAGCCTCTTAGTAGAATACAATCTATATTTCAGTGGAATGAAATGACGTCTGATTTTAAAAACAAATGGATAGATTATATTGAATCAGAGTTTGACAAAAGGGAAGATGGACATTGGTTTATGAATAATGGGATTCCTACATACATTACAGGAGCTCATTATATGTATTTACAGTGGTCTAGTATAGATGTTGGTTATCCAGATTTTAGAGAGGCAAATAGAATCTTTTATTTATTTTGGGAAGCCTCAAAGGCAGATAAGAGAAGTTTTGGAATGATATACCTCAAAATAAGACGTTCAGGGTTTTCTTTTATGGGGTCTTCTGAATGCGTCAACACGGGTACTCTAGCGAAAGACGCAAGAGTTGGTATACTATCTAAAACAGGGGCGGACTCTAAAAAGATGTTTACCGACAAGGTTGTGCCTATATCAAATAGACTTCCTTTCTTTTTTAAACCCATACAAGATGGTATGGACAAACCAAAGACAGAACTAGCCTTTAGGATTCCAGCATCAAAGATTACAAAAAAGAATATGTATGAGTCTGTAGATGACGAGCTAACAGGACTTGATACAACTATTGACTGGAAAAATACTGATGACAACTCTTATGATGGGGAAAAGCTTTTGCTTCTTGTACATGATGAAAGTGGTAAGTGG